TCTGAGAATACAGACCATATCAATAAAATCACAGGCGCACTTACGAGGATGAGGACAAACTCGTCTTTCCATCCCTTGTCGTTTGATTGTCTAACAGCGGCTTGGTACTCCACTTCTCCATTCGCCATTTTCTGTGCATGCAATAAAGCAGCATCCGACATAAGTATTTTTGCTTTTTGTTTATTAGCAAAAATAGCTGAACCGGTTTTCAATACCGTAGGTAGAAGTGAGAGTAACGGTCCCATCAGATTACTATATATCCAATTGCAATAACAACGGCTATATTAAAAGCCATCTGTAGCTTCCATTTTTCTTTAAGAAATTTATCCATTTATTTTATGATTGCTATGATAATAACAGCAACAACAATACCTGCTGCTACTTTCCATTTAACAGGCGTGTCAGCCCATTTATCTTTTATAAGTTCGATCATGATGACCTCCTCTTTTTCTTTTTTACACCTGCTTCGCTGAGCGCGATAGCTATGGCTTGCTTTTTATTTACCACTTTTTTCTTAGATTTACCAGACTTAAGTTTACCAGATTTATATTCCCTCATTACCTTGCTAATTTTAGCGTCTTTTTTCATTATTTCTTTTTGTATAAAGTACCTATACCACTAGACATCGGTCCTGATTCCGGCGGTATTAAACCACCATTAGCAAAACCGCCTCCGTATAAATATGCATAATTAGCTAAAGGGTTAATACTTCCATAACCTGTAAGTGGATTATCTTCTATTGGAAGAGGAGTTGGTTCCATAGGTGGTAAAATAATTGGTCCTTGGTTATCAGGTCCTTGAGGCATTCCTATATTGTCGTTTGGTCCTCCAAGGTCAAAACCAGCATTAGTAAGTCTTCTTCCTATCCTGCCAAAAAAACCTGGGTTTTGAGGAGCATTTTCCATCTGTGTATTAAAATCTGTAGTAGCCATGTTGCCTAATTCTTGCATAGTCATTTGTGGATCGCCTTGTGGTCCAAAATTATAAGAGGCTTCACCTGTAGGATCACCATAAGTTTGTTGGCCTATGCCAACTGGTGTGTCAACTTGGAAAGATCCGTAATTTAAATCAGGACTAAATAATCTACTAACTTTTTCTGTAAAACTTGGATCATAACTAGGCATGGTAAAAGTATCACCTATTTGTGTAGTAGTGTTTGCTGGAACAGTATTTTCTACCGTACCAACTACACTTGGCGAATCTTCTTCTTGACCAAAGATATTGGCCACAAAACCAAGACCAGGAATGCCAGCTAAAGCTCCCATAATTCCAAGGCCTAGTGAAGCAGGGCTCATAGAAGCTAAAGCATTACCTATGCCTTCCATGAAACCAGTTGGTTCTGTTATGTCTGTTTGGTTATTAATCCTATCCATTACATTTTGTAATGCACCTGGAGTTGTTACAGGATTTCCCTCTCCATCTAAAACTGGTTCGTTGTTTTCTCCAAAACCTAAATAACCTGCTCTAGCAATATCACCTAATGCCTCAGTTGCCTGTTCTTGGGATAACCCTGCAAGTTCCGTGGTTCCCAACATGGCCATTGATTGCCCTGGGCTTACGTTATTGTTACCACCATCATTATTATTACCACCATTATTAGTACTACCGCCATCATTATTACTACCACTAGCTGGACCTTCATCACCGCCTCCGTATTCACCTATTCCTCTATAGCCACCAGGTCCATCAACAAAACCTCTTTTTTCTGGTAATTTCTTTTTTCCTCTTAAAGCCATTAGTTGCCCTCCTTGACCATAGCTTGCATGTTTTGTATTCCGCTTTTAGCTAGTGATACGCTTGCACGAAGTTTCTGATGTTTGTCATTTTCGTCAATTTTAGTTTCTGTGAGCTCTCTGTTTTGTAACATTTTAGCTCTTTCTAAATTTAATTTAGCTTCACCTTCTTCTTCTTTACGCATTTCTTCGCGAGCTCGTAAATCTATTTCTCTATCTTTTAATTTTAATAATGGATCATTTTCTATTTGATTTAAGACTTCTCTTTCAGCTTCTGCATAGTCTACCATAAATTCTGCTACTAGTTGTGACTTTCGTGCCTCCATACCAACCTGTGCTTGCTGTCCTTGTTTCTGCATTTGTATAAATTGTGGATTTTGTTGCGCTTGTGGGCCCATTTGTTGCATCATAGCCTGCATTTGTTGCTCCATTTGCTTCATTTGTGCAATTTCTTCGGCAAATTCTATCTCAATTTGCTCTGCAGCCATTAAATTTATGTGTTCCATGCAATTTGTTTGCAGTTTCATCAAACATTTTGGGTTATTACGTGCCATAGTTGTGCCCATAAACTGTAAATGCGCTTTCATGTGCGCTTGGTGGTCTTGTTTTGGAAATGCTTTAAATTTTTTACCTGCTAACGCCATAATATTTTCACTTGCCGGGTCCATAGGTTGCATTGGTGCTGGCGGTGGTAGTAAAATGTCTACATCTTTAACACCAAGTGCCTCATACATGTGTCTATAAGCATGATAGATGTTATGTAAGTCAGGATTTGACATTGCCATTTGTAATTCTGTTTGTGCAATTTGTATTCTTTGTGTTTGTGAAAAAATATTTGGATCAGCAACGGGTATGATGTCAATTCTTTCGTCAAAATCTGCTGCAAATATTTCACGTTGTCCACCAACAACATCATACGGATATTGTTTTGGTAAGTAAGTTGCAAAAGCTGTCGCCATTAACATAAACTCGCATTTTAAACTTTGATATAAACGTTTGTGTATAGCTGACATGACCCGCGATCCGCGTTCCAATAACGCGACGGTTGTGCCTACTGCTGCACTTTGATTACCATCACCTACTTGCATGTCCGCAATACTTGCAAAACGCTGCCCGGCTTGTACTACTACGCCCATTAGTTGTAGGAGCGTGGAGCTCGGTTCTTTAAACGGTAATGGCATGAACGCGTCCCGGAGATTACCACCAGGTGCATCTACATCTCTAAACTCTCCTGGTTGTAAAGGTTGCGCTTCATCACGAACTCTAATCCCACGTTGTTTAAATCCAGATGGTAAATTAGATAATGTTCCTGCATCGAGTAATTGTCTTAGTGCTGCAGTTGCAGTTCTTGACAAACCACCAATCATATGGATTAAACCAAAACCATAAAAACCAAGTCCCGGTAAAAATTTAAAATGCACAAAATAATCTTTACGTCTTTTTAATTGATCTTGTGCACCATAATTTCTTCTAATAGCTAATACCTCACCAGACTCATCATCAATGGTTACAATAAAAGGTAACTTAACACCCGTCTCTTCACCAGTTTGTAAATTCTTGTCTTCAAAACCTTCTAAGTCTAATTCAACATGGCATTCTAATAGTGTGTGCATTTCATTATACGCACCAGGACTAACGCCGCTTAGTTTATCTTTGCCTTCTTGTATATCAGTTGTGTTATCGTTAGACTCAACTAATTCTACATCACGATAAAAACCACTAATTTGTTGTTTACGTAAATCGTTAGCTGACATTTTTATAACATGAATAATAGTGTCTGCGTCCTCTAGTGATGTTGCCGTATACGGCACTACTAAATCCTCTGCAGGTACAAACTTAGAAACTGTACGTCCTAGCACTGCATCAAAATAAACTTTTTTAAATGTAGAACCAGCAAGTGGTAAGTTAAATAACATTTGGTCAAACTCAGGTTCATACTCTTTCATCTCAGACATGATTTGATAGTTCATAAACTCTTTGACACGTTGTGATTGTTGTTCTTTCATTGGATCAACTTTACCCATGATCTGAGTTCTAACTGGTCCGCCTGCAGGTAATAATTCTTTGTATGCTAATGCTTGAAATTGTGTAACCGCTTCTGCAAGTACAGGATGTGTCGCGCCACTTGCACCTTGAAAAGGTTCTGATCTGTTTTCGTATTTAAAACCTAACAGGTCTAAACCTTTTAGGTAACCATCTTCCCAATCAGAACGTGATGATTTCATTTCATCGTAAGACTCTTGTAGTTCAGACGCAACCGCGGTCAGCGCTTCATCATCCATAAATTCTGCTAAATTGGCTTCGTGTTGTTCGCCGCCTTCCATGCCGCCAGCATTTGGATCAAAATCTATTTCTGCTCCACCGTCTTCTAACATGTCAACGTTGACGTCGCCACCGTCTTGAAATTCTTGTGGCATTGCCACATCTACATCTTTATCTAAAATTTCTAAATCTTTAGGGATTGTCTCAACATCTTTTTCTATAGCCATTAGTAATATGTCCTTTGTTGTTGTGGCATTGGCTCATCCTCGTAGTCATCTGGATGTTCGACAAAGCCGCCTTGTCTAAATCTCATTACTGCTTGAGTCATACTATCCACCAAGTCATCATGCTCACCTAATGGAAATGCAGCGCATTCCTCAATTACTTCCTCTGCCCATTTAGTTTCAGGTGCCCATATTTGACCTGCCTCAAACAATGGTGCTACAGAGTTTATCCTAGTATGTTTATCATTTCCTTTACTAGGTGTAAAGTTAATAACAGGTATGCCTAGTTTACGCATTTCATACGTTAAAGGCAAGCCTGAAGCTTTAGCCTCCACGATCACCGTTTCTGGCTTCCAATAGTCGTATTGTTCTTTGGCAATGCGTCGTAGCTCGGGGAACTCGAATCTGTCTTTAACCATATCTACAAGAATTAACGCCGGACCGCTGTCCTCGCTTGGGTGAAATACACCCCATGTAGTAATAGCAGAATAGTCAGCAGTTTCTTTTTTCATAAACGCTGTATCATAACTTTGTATGACATGTTCTAGTGGTGGTAGGTCTTCTTTTTCCCAAACTTGCCACCATTCACGTTTTATAATACTACCTTCAGCTGCTGTTGGATTTTGCTGGTATTGAGCATTCCATTTTAATATACTTACGGATGCTTTCACCGCTTCTAACTCTTCTAGCTTCCAATAACCAGGCCACACCGGATTACCGCTTGGCAAGATTGCCGGGAATTCAATTACTTCCCATTGGTCTGCTTTTGGCTCTTTTTGTGCTTTCATTAACTTTCCCGTCAGGTCTGCGACATTCCAGCGAGTCATCACCACTATTATTCTGCCGCCAGGTTGTAAACGTTGACGAGGTCCAGATGTGTACCACTCATAAACCCTATCATAACTGGCCATGTTCATTGCGTCCTGTTCTGAGTGTGGATCATCAATAATCAATAAGTCCGCTCCACGGCCCGTGATACTACCTCCAACACCGGCTGCATAATATTCGCCGCCCTGATCCGTTTCCCATTTACCAGCCGCTTTAGAATCTTCACGCAATCTTGTGCCAAATATTTTTTGATAGTCTTCTGTGTCAATTAATGATTTTGCTTTACGACCAAACCGTACTGCAAGTTCTGCATTATTAGTTGCCTGTATTATTTTTAAATCTGGTTTGTTACCGATCATCCATGCTGGCAAAAAGTTAGATGCAAATTCTGACTTTGTATGTCTGGGCGCCATATTAATAATTAAACGTTTTAATTCACCTTTAGCTACACGGTTAAATTTTTCTGCCATAATCTTATGATGTTCACCTTCTATAAATCCTGGCCACATATGCTTTACAAAACTTAAGAAGTCATCGCGGACCGCCTGCTCTTTTTTCTTTTCGTCAAGCAATACCATTGTGCGTAGGTATTCTTTTTTAGTATCTTCAGGTAAATTATCTAATTGTTCTGGGGTTAGCATTTGAAAAAAATTTTTAAAAAATTTTGCACCTTTTTGTTTTTAGCAAAGTGAAAATGATTATAGCTCATATTTAAGTCCAAATCAAACTATATACACGTATATAGGATCCCTACTATATAGAATCCGGGGGTGGGGGTGGGTGGGCCCGTAGGGCCACAAGATATAGTATGGTACCTCTATTGACACACTATATGTTGTGTCAAGTAAAAAAATAAAAAGTTATCCACAGTGATATTTATGCAACACACAATATGTGGGAGGGTGGGCCCGCAAGGGCACAAGATGTTGTGTCAAGTAAAATAAAAAGTTATCCACAGAAAAAAAATAAAATAAATGTTGTATTTATTATGGGATAGTATAAGAATATATATATTAATTAACTAACAGAAAGTAGAATAACAATGAGTAAAACAAACGATTGGTTAATAGGTATGCAAGAGGACGCAGAACATATGACCAAAAAAGAATTCATATCAGAGCATGGCGAAAGTAATGTTGAGATATGGGAAAGAGTACAAGACGAAAACGAACAACACGAAAGAGCAGAAGCAAGGCATGATGAATTCCTTGAGGCTCAAGGGGAGGGACAATAATATGTACGCACTTTTAAAAATAGATCAATACAAAAGTATTGAATGGGGTGTAGATGTAGTATTTCAAACACCTAAAATAGAAGTTGTCAAGGCTATGAAGTTAGTCAAAGAGAACGCACTACAAGAAGAAATTGAAACAGAAAGGTATTATGACGAAGATTATATGCCAAGCACAAATACTGTTTTTCAAATAGTCGAGTTGGTTAATTAATCTTGACGATTGGGAACATATCTATATGATATGTTCCCATAACCAATAGAAAGGATAATATATGTTAGATAAAAGATACGACCAATTATATTCTGTATTAGATGAAAAAGAGGACAAGCACTTATTGTTGTCTTTACTTCAAACAGAACTAGGCAAGGCTTCACAATTCAAGATACATTTTTTTCATAATGGCAAAGAGGACATTGTAATACGCAAGGGCTTCTTTGATGAAAAGTGTAGGGTGTGGGAAACCAAGCAAGGCAAAGTTGCAGTATGTTTTGTGTGCTTAGATAACAACGATCAAATCAAGGGTTATAGAACTGCAACCGATATAGAACATATCGAGGCTATGATACCTACAACAATGGAGGTAATAAACTAATGCGATATATAAGCAAAGACGGTTGGCTATTCATATTAGTTATTCTCGCTGGATTATATTTTCCAGCGAGGGCTATTGTGTTTTGGGTGTGGGGAATATGAGAAGTAAAGCAAGATATTGTGCGAATTGTGGTAAGAAGTTTTATCCCAATTCATACATGTCATATCCTCAGTCTGAGTATGAATATCATACTCAGACTAGAGAAACAATAAGGCATGAAGTAGAGCCAATGCACAAGCACTTTCATTCACAAGGCTGTATGAAAGAGTGGATTGCAAAACACTCTCGAGAGTTCTCTAATTTAATTGACAACATATCACATAATGTGATACAAGATAATAACAATCAATCGCTAACTGAAAGGATAAATAATGGAAGCGAATAAACTAAGACTAAACCAACAAAAGCGACAGCTACTCAAAAGAGAGTGGGCGTCAACTGTTTGGAATAAGACACCAATGGAAGTTGAGGACAATCTAAGACTTGCCATTGATTGTTATAGAGCAGTAAAACAACAAACTTGGGATAATGTAATTACCCCACTAATGGACGATAAGTTTCCATTAGAGGATATGCACATTCTAGCCAAGTACGATAGAAGTGGCTCATACAGATCATTCACAGAAGTAGATCAATGCTTTTATTTTAAGCCGACACATACTGATACAAGTGAAAGCCAATACAAGTGGACTATTAGTGATGATGAGATGAGAGCATTGTATCACTTTGAGTTGCAAGAGAAAGGACACCAAGCGACACTAGAAGTTGAGTATGATGAAACTAGACGAGATCGCAACCCTCACT